ATGTTGACTTAATAAACATCAGTGCTAACCTCTGACGAGATGTCAGGTCTGTCCTGACTATTTGATCTTGGCGCTGGCGGTGGGGTATCATATGCTTCATGTAATACGTTCGGAATTTCAAGAGATAGTGATAATTTATTATTTTTTTTATAATTCAATGCATACAAAAGCATTGCTTCTGGCATGTTATTTACATATGAAATAACATGTGCTTTTTGAAGGGTATACTTATTGGGTCTTAGCTCGTGTAAATAATATTGATGCAAATTATAAATATGAGGTCTAAATTCCTTGGTTACGGTTGACATTTGTTTAATTTTAGTAATATGAGTTTCTACATAATTATTATATAGATCATTTGTGAAATCTCTGGTTTTATTCCAATACTCGTCAAAATTTTCTTTATGTTCAGGATAATATTGTAAATATTTATTAATGGTTTTATTTTTCTTTAGTTCTAAATACCTAAAATCCAATTTAGGTTGGTTTCCTCTTAGATGTCTTACATATTCGTACCGTTCATTTCTAACTTTTGTTCTAATATCGCGAGATTTATCATATAGTATAATACCCATTACGTTATAATTAAATCCTCTCACAGCATTAGTTAATTTTTCATAATTATTATTATTTTCAGGTTTAAAAATATTATTTTTTAGATCTATTATATTTGTAAAATGATCTGGGTATTTAATCAAAGTCTTAGGAATTTCTGATTTAATAGAATTCAAATTAGTAAGGACTTGTACATCAAATGTACTGTCTTCATTATTAATAATTTTATAAACTTTTACTAGATGTAATTCAGGAATATCACATTTTGTAACAATTCTATTATCAGGATGATTCATTACAAATATGTAACACAATTCTTTGTTTAACGTGTTAATATCCAAGAAAGACATATTACACGCTTCATCAAACATATTTCTAAACGTCTTTTTAGATTTATTTTGGAAAAATGAAGTAGTCGCTCCAATATTACCTCGCGTGCTGGTTTCCCATGTATTTGTATCCAAGTTATGATAAAGCATAATCATTGTCCCCTCTACAAATAATTCAATTTCTAAATTTTCATCATGTTCAGGATAAGAAGTTTTAAATAATTCGTACGAAATGCTTTTAGGAGGAGCATATGCTAATAGTTTATCATTATAAAATATTAACGATCTATAATCAGTAATATCATCGGTAATAAACTCTTTATTGTATCCAAGTAATGTATAATTACCTGATTGTTTTTTATTTAAATTATGAATTTTATGTAATTGAGTAAATGAATTATATTCAAGAGTTTTAGATGAAAACAGCATATTATTTTGATTTGAAGCCTCGGACATTATAGTATTGATAGTATAATTATATCTATTTATTTAATTCAATTTTTTAATATATTTAATTCTTTATTTATAATTAATCGTTTATGGCAATAATATCTAGTATATGTATAGAGTAATGTCTATAGATTTTGAAAAAACTAAATTATTACTTGGAGATATTATTAAAATATACGCACCCACGAATAGTGAAATACATGAACAAGAATATTTAATAGAATACATTGATACGCAAAAGATAAAATTATTAGGCGAAAATGGAATTGATTTTATTACTTTAGATGAACGCGGATATTTGAATGATCAAAGTATAATAAAAATAGATATTTTATATAGAAATAGCGAAATAGGTTATGTAAAACAAAATAATTTAATAGTAGATCAATGGATAAATATATATATTGGAGGAGATTTACCACGAGTTATAGTTGGTAATATTGCGGACATTGATGAAGATATGATAAAATTAAGAACTTATCCAGAACAGGAGTATTTATATATTGATTTTGGATATCAAGGTATGCCCGAAGATTATAATATTGAAAAAATAGAAATACGTGATCCTCCGTCAATGGAAAAAAAGGAGGAAGATATTTTAGAAAAACAAGAAACAATATTACAAGATACTGATTTAGATGATGATGATCTACATGAAGATGAAAGAATGAAAATAAATGCAGCAAAACATGGAATAGAATTAGAAGAAGGTGAAATATATGAATCTTTATCGTTAGACCGCGATAGTCATGAAGATATATTAGAAGAAGAATTAAAAGAAGTTGAATCATTTAAGCTTGGTGAAAACTTGGGAAAAATTACACAATTTGAAAGATTAAGTGAAGATAAAAAAAAATATGGATTAGATATTCAAATAAATGATTTTGTTGAAAACATGATAAATAAAATACCATTTGATAAGCGAAATAATTATCAAGTAGAAAAGTTCAATAAAATGATTGAAAGATTTATTACATTAAGGTCTGATTTTTCAAATATGGATGAAAATAATAATCCTATTAGTGTTAAAAAAATTACAACAAACAAACCACTCGTAGATAAAATCATGTATAACAGTGAAAATTATTCTTGGATAAAGCCAGTTACAAAACTAACAAAGAAGTTATATGATATAGATCAAGACGTAATAGATGCTGAGGATATTATGCAATTATCTTTATCAAGTACCCGAGATGAAGAATATCAAATACATGAAAATTATAACTCTTCATCAACTGATAATAAATATAAACATTTTATTAGAAAAATGGATAATTATACAATTCCGTTTAAATCTCCAATAGATACAGAGAATTTATATATTAAAAATGCAAACGGTAAAATAGAAGCATTGGTTGATAACTTTGGCGATTTTGAAACAACAGTATATAGTGAAGATACGAATTATAAATCAAAAGGTTTAAATTCCCGAAAATATTTTAGTCAACGGTATATTGATGGTTTAAAATATGCAAATATAAATATAAACAAGTTAAATGAATATAATAGTAAAATATTAAAATTAACGGAAGATGATGAATTATATATTTCTTCTTTTGTTGAATTACCTTTAAAATTCGGAGAATTAAATAGATCAATGTTTAAATCTACAAATATTTATAATAAATCTAAAAATGATATTTTAAATTATTCTTTGAATACATATTTAAATAATACCAAAATATTAAACGAAGATTCAGGTGATACATTTGAATGGAATTATAATAATACAACTCATTATAAATGGAATAAAACAAATGAAAAAACAGATAGTTTTAAAAAATATTTGGAAACTATTATACCTGATACAATGGATATATACAATAATATTATAAATGATAATAATAGATTATCAATACAATATATTATAAATGAATTAATACCTTATGGTATAGAATATGATGATATTGAGTATGAAGAATATAAAAAATTAAAATTATCCATAAGTGACAGAATAGATATATATTTTGAAAACTTTAAAAAAAGACGAAGAGGATATAATTATTATAATAAATTAAATATTCATGACGATTTAAAAATTAATCCAGTTTTATTGTTAACACCAAATATAGATACCCAAATAATGAATGATGTATTAATTAAATATTCAATAAATAAAGATAAAGCAAATTATACAAATTTTGAATTAATAAATAGAATGACCCGATTAGATAATTCTAGATTTTTACAATTTATATTAAAAAAACAATTATCTTCATTAAAAAATCCAGATTATAAAGATATTGTAGAAAAATATGAAAAACAAGATATAAATATAGATGAAGAAAAGGAAATATGTAATCCTATTGTAATTTCTAAAAAATATTATAAAAAAAAGGATTTGGTAGATGACAATAATAAAACAATATATTATGATAAAAAATTGGATGATACGCAATACGATATAATTAAAGCATATGAAAGAGAAAAAAAGACAATGTCGTCTGATGAGTTTTATAAATATTTTGTTGAAAAATTACAAGATGTTAATGGATTATCTGAAGGCACCTCAAAACTTGTTGCAGTAGCAATGATTGAAGGTAAAAAACGTGTAAACGAAAATGATTATGCAATTTTATATAATTATGTAGAGGAGGACGATATTAATGATAATTTGGAATATTATAAACGTACAAGCTCTGTATCTGGAGAATCAGATAAAAATAAAGAAGAATGGATATTAGACGAGAAAGTAACAGCTGACAAAAGTAAAAAAATGGAATCAATTATTCAAAATACATGTGATACAGACATTTATTGTTATCCAGATTCAAGTATATTAGATCCGCAATGTATATCAAAAGAAAGTAAGATTGATTTGATTAGTGAAAAAATATTAAAAGAAATGGAGGTTGAATATTATAAAAAATTTTATCAAATAATAGATGATGAATCTATATTTGAACAAAAATATGTAAATTTTCTAGGAAAGTTAAATAATTACAAAGAAAAAATATCAGAAAAATATAATAATTTTTATATACAAATATCAAAAGATGTTGAAGAACTTCCAGAAGTTAAATCACCATATAGTAAAAAATTAAATCAGATCTTTGGTATAGCCAGTATAAAAGAAAGATATGCATTATTAATTTTATTTCAACAAAAATACACACGCAGTGCGATTGAACAAGAAGATAAATATTATTATTACTGTAAAGAAAGTGGTTTACAATTATTACCAACATTTTATATAATTTTGGCAAATGCGTATCTAAATAAAACAAATTATAGAGATATACTTGAACAAATTTGTGATAAACAAGGCAAAGACGAAGACGGCGTTATAAGAGATAAGTTTACAGGATATCCGATTAAAGATAAAGAATTTGACGAAAGCGAAGGATATGATGATATGGGATTTAAAGTAGTAACCAAGGATGTAATAATAGACGATGGTGAAGATATAGGTGTAGATACATTAAATCAAGAAATAGATTTTATATTAAATGATATTATTAAAAACGAAGACGAAGAAGAAGAAGAACCAATAGAACAAAGTGTAAAAAGTGATTCAGAAGAAATTGTATTTGTGAAAACAACGGTAGAGAGATTAGAAAAAATATTAAAGATTAATATGGGTTCATTAAAACAATTTATTCTATTAAAAGTAATAACTTTTAGTGATAAATATAAAAAGACAGGTAAGGAAAAGACAGATAATAAATCTAATTTTACATTATTTGTAATAACATTATCTATGTTTTTAGTATCTCTCCAGTTGTTATATCCAAACATTAATTTGAAAAGAACTATACCTAACTGTAACATATCTTTAATAGGATATCCAATTTTTAAAAATGATGATAATTCTAGTGTTGAATTTATTGCGTGTTTGGTAAAACAAAACGAGAAATCAATGACGTATAATACAAAAAAAATGAAAATGTCTGATTTGAGGGATAATATAAGAAAAATATTAGAGAAAATAGTGGTTCCTGAATTAAAAGACATTATTCATCGCAAACGGTTAAGTTTAAAAAAAATAGAAACAGATAATTCATTAGTAGCAAAAACATCAGATTATATATTGTTTCATCCTCCACTGTTAGATTTTAAAATGAAATCGCAAGTTAATGTTACAGAGGCTGTATTAGATAATGTTAAAGATAATAGTATAAATATGGTAGATACCTTAAATATTATTAAATCAAAAAATATGTCTCTCGCATATGATGTAATATTTAATATCAATTCTATTGTTAAAAAGGAAGATCCGCTTTTAAAAAACGTATACGATGAACCATTTTTAGAAAATGCATGCTGTGTGGATGGAGGGATAGTTAACGCATTTCATTATTTTGAAAATAAGAATAAACATATACAAAATATACATAATTATATTAGAACCAACAATAAAGTAGTAATTAAAATTGAAAAATATATTAAACCTCATCAAATGTTTATAGATATTTATACACGACATGATCCTCCGATTGTATCTGAATCATTAGAACAAGTTACAATAGATACTATTTTAAGAAAAATTAGTCAACTAGAGAGTATAGATGATATAACCCGTATACATAAAAATAAATTAATAAAATATACATTACATGACGATAAGTATAATTCTATAGAACTGTTTAGAAATGAATTAAAAGATATTAAAACAATTTATGGAGAGATTGATTCTAGTGAATTCTCTCTAGTTAAATTCAAAACCGATTTTTATAATTTGATAGATGTTTATAATATTAAACTTACTAAAAAAGAAGACGTAAAAGAAATAAAAAAGGATATATTGAAGATGAGAGAATATTTAAGTGATTATTTAGATATTTATAATACAAACTTAGAAAAAAAATTAAGATTAAAGATATCATCAGATGATAATAATAAATTACATACATTATTAAATGTATCATTAAAATTTGATAAGAATAAGTATAATATGAATCAATATATGAAATATATAATTAATATAATAGAAGAAATTGGAATAACGTTTCCATGTATGATTATTAATAATGTTTCATTTAAGGATAAAAAAATTCCAAATCATTGGAATTTAAATAAATTGCACATATTGGATATTAAAAAATATATAGAAATGTATTATTCATCTATTAGTCCATTCATTGATAATAAAGAAATAAAAGATATGTTATTAGAAATTAAACGAGAAACAGTAGAAATAGTAACATTTTTAAAGAAAGTTCCGTATTACGACACAAATGATGTTAAAAAATTAGAAACAATATTTAATACAAAATTAATAGAAGATACATTTTACTTTATGTTTATTTATGTATTAAATTTGTATTTGACCAAAAGTGATAATTCGGTTATTAAGAAAGTCTTATTAGCATATTTAGAAACAATTCATAAATCCTATACAAATACATATATAAATAAAGAGGACATAATGAAGAAAGTATTACGCGATAAAGAAAAAGAAAAAGATAAAATAACAAAACGCTTTAAAAAAGAAATGAATGATGAAGAAAAAGAAATTTCATTATTATTTAAGAGTAGTAAATTAGGAGAATGGGGAGTAGGATTGCAAAAAGGATTTGTGACATATGATAAAAATATGGATGAACAGAAAAGAGAAAAGGATCAACAAGAAACTGAAGATAATTATATTGGTCATATAACCGAAGATAATGATCAAGAAATAATTGGATATTAATTGGATATTAATTTATTTATTCCTGAAAAAATAAAAACCATATATATTAATGTTAACTGGATTTATTAGAAAAAATATAAATAATATATCTATATTCATATTTTTAATACTATATATTACAATTGTGGCAACAAAACCTGCATTTTTGTTTAATATGGATGGTAGTATTAAGCAGTTTGGGTATGGTTATAGAAATAAAACAATAATTCCATTCTGGTTATTATCATATTTGCTAGGAGTATTCTCATATTTAGGTGTATTATACTATATTACTTATCCAAAAATAATATATTAAATATATTTTCATATTATATTTAATATACAAATGAATTTTATAAAAGAAGAAACTTATGTTAAAAATATTTTTAATATAGACGAGAATGTATTCAATATTTCAAAAATTATTGATAAAAAGGTAAAAATAAATAATACATGTAGTGTCATACTTATACCTGATAGAAATGAAATAGACAATGATTATATAAAATATGATATATGGTATTCTGTGCATGAATTAAAATTAATACGCGACAGTCATTTATGCGAATTAACAGCAATAAGCAGAATTAATGGTATAAATATGAAGGATGCTTTAACTATTTGGAAAGAAAATAATTAATATTATTCTTCAGATATATATGTTTTGCCTGGATCAGGTTCTGGTTCATTTACCTTATCATTATATTCTTGTTTTAATTGATCTTCGGTTACCGGTGGATCAATGTCTGATACTAATCTTTGTACATATGATGCAATAAAAGCGCCTGCTAGCACATACCATATATATTCTGCTATGTTTTCTTTTATGTTTATAAATTTTTCTAATGTACCTCTTGATTCTTCCCGTGGTTTATTATATGTCATTTTATAGTATTCTTCTGTTTTTAAAATTTTACCATCTTCCATTGTTTTCCAAAAATTATCAAAATTATCACTTGATATTTCATTTAGTATCATTGACGGATCTTGAATAATTGGCTTTACTGTTCTTATAGCTCTATTAAAATTGTCATCATCCGTTTCTGGTTCTAAACTATTTCCGACTTCATCATATGATATAATTAATTCAGTTGCTAATTTTTTAATTCCTAATAATTTAACAATTAAATATCCAAACGTATTTGCAAATGGTAGTTTCCATCCTGGAAATATTTTTAATAATGTTACTAAACTACCAAACATTACAATCCATGGAACAATCGTATATAATATAATTTGTGGAACTTTAGAAGATATATCAATATCATTGTTTCCTGTATATGTTATTGCATAATTTTTATAACCAAATATGCTAGCCATTATTTGAAAAATAAATAGTAAACAAATAAATACACCAAAAATAAATGTTTGAACAATATATTTAGAATATTTAATTTTTTTATTACCCTCTTCATCATATAGTGTTTCTCCTTGTTTATTAATTTCATAGACATTGCTATCAAATAGTGATTTACATATAATATAAATAAACGACCACGATGCTAAAAGTGCAATAGATAATATTCCAGTTTCCATATATTATTTTAGTATAATTATTTTTTTGTTTTTACTAACATAATATATGTTTAACTATGAGAAACCTATGTTAGTTGAAAATGGAACGCAATATTTTTTAAAAGAATTATTAAAAAAATGCCATGGTGTAAGAATGAATTATTATAATCATATTTATAACATAGGGTTATTTATAATATTTATTTTCATACTATTTACATTTTTAATTTATAGATATAAAGGTAAACCGACCGCTGAAGAATTAGCAGATAAAGAACGAGAAAAAGAATTATATATTTTATCAAAAATTAAAAATTATCAAAGTGCTAAACAACGATTAAATAATGATACGATAACAGGATTACCTGAATGGGAAAATGAACAAGAATATGTATTTAGAAAAGTAGTAAATTCTTAATTTTTTATAATTTTAACATATAATTATATATATATGTTGAACTTAATATCAATTAAATTGTTCATACTTAGTTTTGCTATAGGGATGTTTTTTGTATACATAATGGGAGTTGAGCCTAAAATTATTCATATTTATCCGTCCCCCGAAACAATAAATAAATATATTTTACAAGATAAAGCAAATAATTGTTTTGTTTATGATAAAGAAGAAGTAGCATGTCCAGAAGATGATGACGATATTGAGCAAATTCCTTTACAGGAATAAAACAATTATATTTAGATATAATATATGAAGATTAAACAACTTATTAATTCAAAAGAAGGTAAATATATTATATCTGTTGTTTTAGGATTAGGATTGGCAACACTGTTTAGAGAAGTATGTAAAGATAAAACATGTATTGTATTTAAAGCAATTGGTGAAAAAGAGATAAAAGATAAAATATATAAACATGATAATAAATGCTATAAATACTCATTAAAATCATCTTCCTGTAATAATAATAAGCAGATAATATCTATTGCGTAATTAAGCCTTTAGAGCTTTCTTTATAGATAATAATGGATACAACAAGTATTAATGAATTGCCTAATGCTAATTCTGGTAATAATATTAATATGACACAGAATGAAAAGGAATCTCAGCCTGATATGCAAACTTATCAACCCATTCCATTTGTACCAGAGAATCAAGCACCCGGACCTGGAACCATTCCAACACAAATGCATCAAACCGAAAATGCCGCTAATATTAATAGCCTTTTAGAACGCGCAAGAGAGACGGGATCTTTATCATTGCCTTCTAGAGATATACCTATGGATGCTAGTCAAATACTTCAAGATAGTCAAGCATCGCCAGACTATATACCTAATAATAAAGCGGGAAATTACATAGAAGAATTGGTAGATATAGAAGAATTGCAAGAAAAACGAAGAAAAGAAAAAAACAATGGCGATAGTTTAGAAGAATTATATAAAGAATTACAAGTACCGATATTTATAGGAATATTATTCTTTATTTTTAATTTACCAATTACAACTAAATTATTTCATAAATATTTTACATTTGGACATACTGATATGGGATCATTAAATTTACAAGGATATTTAGTAAAAAGTTTCTTATTTGCTTCTATTTATTATATAGCGAATGTGTTTATGGTCAGATTAAGTAATATTTAATTCGTAAAAATATTTAAAATATAAACAATATTAATATTAGACATATGTCTGCAAATTATAAAATATTAAAAAAATATTAAAAAAATATATACCGCAAAATAGCGAATATATTATAAATCGTGTGCTCCTATAGCTCAGTGGTAGAGCGTTTGCCTTGTAAGCAAAAGGTCCTGAGTTCAAGTCTCAGTGGGAGCTGTTAATAAATATATTTATTCGTGTTAATAAATATATTTAAAAGTATTATTAATTATTATAAATGAATCGTACTAATTTTATTGAATTATTAAAAGAAAATAGCGGGTTAATAATATTAAAATTTGGAGCCGATTGGTGTAATCCTTGTAAATTAATTGAAGATTATGTAGAACAAAAATTTAAAGAAATGCCAACCGATGTTACGTGTATTAAAATAGACATTGATCAACATATGGATTTATATGCATTTTTAAAATCAAAAAAAATGATATCAGGTATACCTACTATATTATGTTACGAGAAAGGAAATGTTAGTTATATACCAGTAGATTCTGTACGAGGGACCGATAATAAAGAGCTGGATTTGTTTTTTGATAGATGTTTAACTATTTTGTCTGAATTGTAATATTATTATATAAATTTATGTTAAATGGATATAGACTTGAATATAGATAATTATAATTTGGATGATATATTAAAATTATTTCAAGTAACGCACGATTTTGATCAACAAGATTTGAAAGAAGCAAAAAAGAAAGTATTAAATTTACATCCCGATAAAAGTGATTTAAAAAAAGAATATTTTTTATTTTTTTCAAAAGCATATAAAATTTTATATCAAATGCATGAATTTAAACAAAAGACAAGAAAAACTCAAAGTGATGAATATAGTGATCACGTGGATGAGAGTAAACCAGTTGCTAATATGAATAGCATGTTTAAGAATGCTGGTGAATTTTCTGGATGGTTTAATAAAACATTTGAAGAATTGAAAATACAAGACGACAGACAAGATAGTGGATATAACGAATGGATGCAACAATCTGTAGTGGACGATAATACTAGTAATATTAAATCTACAAGTCATATGCACCAAGAAATAGAAAATAGAAAGAAAAAACTGAAAGAATTAATACCATATAAGGGTGTAGAAGATCTAACATTAAATTTATCTACAGGAGGTTCAGAATTAGATAGAACAAAACAAACTTATTATGGAAATAGTAATATATTTAGTAAATTGCCATATGAAGATTTAAAAACCGCCCACACAGAAACTTTAATTCCTGTAAATAATGACGACTATAACAATATACCAAAATTTACAAATGTTCAAGAATATAACAATCATAGAAAGCAGAATATACAAATGTTATCATCTGATAAATCCGATGAATTATTGGCACAAAAAAGACGAACAGAAGAAGAATCTGCGAACCGTATTGCATATCAATTATTAGAGAAACAAGAAAAAGCTGAAAAAAATAATGATATTTTTATGAGTAGATTACAAAGAATTTCATATAAATAATATTTAAGAATAAATAGTCAATGCTATACAAAAAATTATATCCTTCATATTATATATATGAAGGATATAATGAATTCAAATGTTATTAATGTTAGTCTAGCTCTATTATCAATATATGTAATTAGTTCATATTATAAACAATATCAAAAAACGGAAGCTACTGATGAATTAGAAAATAATAATTTAATGATAAATGAATATTTATTACAAGATATTAAAAGTAATAAATTAAAAAAACCAATATTATGGATTCATATTCCATATAAAAAAAATGCTAGAAAATGGGATTCATTTTATTCAAGAAGTAATGAAAATATAAATCAAGATTACATATATTTATGTGTTAAAAGTATAATTGATAAATGTGGACAATCATTTCATGTATGTGTTATAGATGATAATAGCTTTCAAAAAATGTTACCTAATTGGAATATTGACATGACAATAATTGATGAACCTATATTAGATTATATGAGAACATTAGGATTAATGAAATTAATGTATAATTACGGTGGCATGTTAGTACCCTATAGTTTTGTGTGTTATAGAGATTTAATTGACGTGTATAATAATAACAATAAAGCATTTTTTGGAGAATTTATAGACAATACAATTATATCAAAAAATAGTTTATTATATCCTAATTACAGATTTATGGGTTCATCAAAACTTAATCCAATAATAAACGATATTATTAAATCTATTGAAATAACCATTCATAACAATGCAACGGATGAAATAAAGTTTAATAATTCAATTAATAAATTAATATATGAAAAAATAAATAATAACGAAGCAACCCTTATTTTCGGTAAATACTTAGGCGTCAAAACATCAGATGATAAAATAGTATCATTAGAATTATTATTTAGTGAAAAACATATTACATTTGACAAAAATATAGTAGGTGTTTATATTCCATATGACAAAATACTTGAAAGATATAAATATAATTGGTTTTCTAAATTATCATACGATGAATGTATAAGTGGTGATTATAATATTTCTTTAATATTAAAAAAATCAGTTAACCAATATTTATAAAGGAGGATCAAAATATATAAAATAAATAATTTCATAGGTAGATTTCATATATTTAATTTCTGAACGAAATAAAATGTTATTATTTCTACATACCTGTCTTACAATAGTTAAGAATTTCTTATATGTTAATGCATTATCAAGATAATGTTTTTTTGATTCATGATAATGTGGTATTATTTTATCATAAAAATCATTAATACTATTGCTAAATATAGAACCCCTTTTAAAATTTTCTTTAGTTATCAAATAATACTTATTTTTTTTGTCGCTGATTGAATTTAATAATTCCCATAATATTTCATCTTTAAAATCAGTTTTAAATATCTGTGAAACCATATAATCTATTTATATAAAATATTTTTAAACGCACATAATTTATATAAATAAACCTTTAATTTTATCATATAGTTCAATTGCAGTTAAGCATGCGATTTTAATATCATTTTTAATAAATGTATCATTTATATCATTTTCGTATATGAGTCGTATAGTGCTGTAATTATCATGTGGATGTTTTTTAATAAACCCACAATAGCTTATTTTTTTATTTTTTGTATCTTCATAGAATTTACTATATAATATATATTCAATTACTTTACCTATTGTATAATCCTCGTTATAAAGTATAATATCATATGAATTGTCATTTGTATTTTCACTTTTATTTATTTCTAATTCATCATCATCTACCAATTTTATTAGTTTATTAAATTTTTTAATAAGTTCATCACATCCAATTTTTACTAATTGTTGATTTTTATATACACCTACACTTTCTATTGTAAAATCAAAACTATTTGGAATATAATGTTTTTTAGCATCCAATAGCATAAAATTATTATACAGTTTTTGAAGCTCGTCTTCAGATTTATCTTTAGAATATGTTTTTTCTAATTTATTCCACTCTAATTCCGCCTTAGATGAGTCAACAGTATTACCATATGCACATACTGATACATTATTAAACATATAATCATCTGAACCGGTAGCCTTTGATATACTACATTTCATACTTAAGGCTTCTCCTGGTATTTCATCAGAAATAGAAGGTCTTAATCTAGCAAAATCAATATACTGCTTGGTAGTAGTATCCGGCGGAAATATTTTGTGCTGTTCTTCTTTGGATAAATATTCATCATTTAATGTGTTTTTTATTTTAAAATCTTCAGTTGTAATATATTCTATTTTATTTGATTCATTCATTTTAATAATTTCAACTTCATATGTTTCATATGGAAATTTAGGATCAGTAATATGAATAGGAATACAACTGAGTCTTTGTTTTAATACTTCATTATTAAAACGCGTTGTGTTCTTTTCTATTACTGCTTTATTTTCTTCATGTGGTGACGTTCGTAATACATAAGCTGGTATATCAGATATAATAATTCTACGCAACGAATTAGCAATACTTACATTTATGCCACTTAATGTAAATTCAGCAGTTGAATTACCTTGAGAAATATTTTGCAATACGGGATCCATTATATATATATAGTTATTTACTTTTAAATTTATTATTCAATTTTATATTTATATTTTAGATATAAATACGTATATCTATAGACATTAATATAATTTAAATAATTATATGAATGTGTTATATTATAGCAATCATTGTCCTCATTCAAATAAAATAATTAATAAATTATCTAAATCTTTAATCAAGGATGAATTTAGTTATATATCTTTAGACACCAGAGTAATAAAGGAAAATAAAATTTTTGTAAAATTAAGAAATGGTGACGAATTTGAAATTCAAGAAAGTATAAATAAAGTACCTGCACTATCTTTAGAAAGTTACGGAAATAGAGTTTTATTTGGAAATGAAATATTAGATTTTATTAATATGAAAGAAAAAGAATCAGACAGTAATAATTTAGAACCATCTCCTTTTTCATTTTTTGGCGGATGTGATAATATTGTATCCGATTTTTATAGTTATGTAGATACCCCCATACAAGAATTTAATTCCTCTGAGGGAAATGCTGGTATGACACAAACATATAGTTATGCAACAATAGACTCTAATACATATATGAATACGCCGCCAGACACATATACTCCTGATAAAATAAGCACTGATGAAAATATATTAGAAAAATTAGTAGAAACTAGAAATAAAGACGTACCATTCCAGGTACCTCGTACTTAGTATAAATAAAATATATTAATAATTTATATGTCAACAGAATTACCGCTTGTTAGTTTATGTACCCCCACTTTTAATAGAAGAAGATATATACCTTTAGCCATAAGGTGTATAGAACTACAAACCTATCCAAAAGATAAAATGGAATGGATTATTGTAAATGATGGAGATGAAGAAATAGAAGATATATTAAATGACGCAATAAAAACGAAAGATTTACCAAAAATTAAATATTATAGATATAAAACACGTATGATATTAGGAGAAAAACGAAATTTATGTAATAAATATGCATCTGGTGATATTATTGTAAATATGGATGATGATGATTATTATCCGCCTCAACGAGTATCATTGGCTGTAAATACGTTATTAGAAAATCCAAAAGTATATTGTGCAGGAATTTCAAAATTATATACATATTTTAAAAATTATGATATATTTGGAGTAATAGGACCATCGTCTAATAATCATTTGTTTACAGGATCATTCGCATTTAAAAAGGAATTATTAAAAATAACTTCGTATGATAATAAATGCGAAAGTGCAGAAGAATCTGATTTTTTATTAAAATTAAATTTACCTGTAATTCAATTAGATCCTTTACAGACAATAATTGCATTATCCCATGAAACAAATACATCTGATAGATCTAGATTTGCAGAAAATATAAAGACATATATATTAGAAGAAAAAACTCCAAAAGATTTTATACCTGATGATATTACACGCGATTTATTTATTCAATAAGTTTTTAATACGATTTTTTGATTGATATTTTTCATAATATAGAAATGTATAAGTTTGACTATAGCTTATATTATTTTGCGTATTTTCTTTTTTCATTTTACAATTTATTACTTATTTATCATTTAATATAAATCAATTTTAAAGTATATTAAAGATAATAATTAATATAGTACAAGTAATGCCGATTAATACAAGCGTATATATGAAAACATTTAATGATCAGTTTTTTCAATTTTGTGATGATATATATAAAGTATTTCCAGATGAAATTACTATTCCTCAAGCCAAAAATTTAGCAATGATGGTTAGAAAAGCAAACCCAAAATTGTTAATTTCTATATGGCATAGATATATATCTATGCCGTATGAGCAAATAATGTTACAAGATTCAATGGATGAATGTGAAGCATTTTTAATGTCTAAAGATTATAGTCACGATGTTAGAAATTTGGGAAAAAATGCAGATTTAACATTAAAAACGATAGATATGATGCGTGACAGAATTAGAAATATGAATAATGATGATAAAGCATTGTCTATGAAATATGTAACAAACTTAATTAAATTATCAAAATTATATTGGAATTCGGGATCTGGAGAAAATCATGTATATTATGGTTAACTAATTAAATTATATAATATGTTATATATATAATTTAAAAATATAAAATATATAAAACTATGTCTTTTGAAAAAGAATCAAGCGAAACCCAATCAAGCGAACACCAATTACCCCAGGTAAATGAAGATTTACAAGAATCTTTATATTCTGTAGAATTTGAAAAAATTATAACAGATTTTGTAAATGATATTAAAGTTTCATTCACAGAATACGAGGATGTTATAGCCACTTACTATACATATGACGAAACCGAACCAAAATTAAATATAGATATGCTATTTAATCATGTAATGGAAGAATTTCCCAAAAAGTTTTTTGATATATTGTATCAGAATAATGAATTATTTGAAAAATCAGAAAATAATAAAAAAGAATTATTACCGAATATAGATTTTGTTGAATTATGGAATTTAGATGGTATTAGTGATTCAATTAAAGAGAAAATTTGGAAATATTTACAATTAGTATTATTTTCTGTGGTATCCCATGTAAAATCAAATGAATCGTTTGGAGATACTGCAAAATTATTTGAATCAATAGATGAAAAAGAGTTTCGTGATAAATTAGAAAATACTATAGGTGATATGTCAAAAATATTTGAAACAATGGGACTAAATACGGATAATCAAGAAGACCTAGACGAAAATGATGATGAAAACGAGGATGATGACGGTAATGATACAAATGAATCAAAAAATAACGGGAATAATTTTTTTAAGAATAATATGTTTGATAAAAGTAATTTACCAGATCCTGAAGAACTTCATAATCATATTTCATCAATGATGGGTGGAAAATTAGGTAAATTAGCAAGTGAAATTGCAGAAGAAACTGCAAAAGAACTGGACATTGATGTAAATAATATTGAATCGGAAGAAGATGTATTTAAGAAATTATTTAAAAATCCAGCCAAATTAATGGGGTTAGTAAAAAAGGTAGGAGGAAAATTAGATAGTAAAATAAAATCAGGTGATATAAAGGAAAGTGAATTAATGGATGAAGCAAGTGAACTAATGAAAAAAATGAAAGATATGCCAGGTATGGGAAATATTCAAGATATATTAAAAAATATGAATATTCCAGGTATGGGAAAAAAAGCAAAATTTAATACAGCAGCATTTGAAAAAATGCAAAAACAACAGGAATATAAAGAAAAGATGACAGAACGAGCTAACAAGCGGGCAGAAGAAAAAAAATCAATGAATGATCAATTAAATGAATTAAAAAAACAATTTGAAAATATTACACCAGAAGAACAAGAAAAAAGAGATAGAGATTTAATGGAGCTGTTACAACATGAAGATGAAGATAAATTAAAAAAAGAAAAAGAAAAAACAACTAGTAAGAAAAAAAAGAAGAAGAAGGGGAAGAAATAATAAGAGAAAAAGAGGAAAAAATAAATATAAAGTAAAATATATATGACATCGGTATATTGGTTAGAAGATCCAAAAATTTTATTTGACAAAGAAAATATTACTGAATTATGGCCCAGCTCTGATATGACATACATTGAAAAAATGAATACGTTATGTAGATTAATTATATTACTAACAATATCTGGATTGATAATATTTAGAAGTTTAAGTATCTTAATTATCGGATTAAGTGTATTATGTATTTTAACGTATATCTATAACAAACAAATATTAAATGATACTACAAGTAAGATATATACTAACGAAAATTATAAGAATGATAAAACAAAAAAAGAAAACTTTGAGAATATGGCCCCATATGTAAACAATGAAGGTGAAATTAAAAAAAATAATTATAAAAAAAATATTAAAAATCCTTTAAATAATCATTTAATGACAGATAGTACTGGTGCTGAAAAAAAAATAAGTAAAAAGAATAGTCCTATAGATAATAAACAATTATTAGAAGATGTTAGACATAATACTGATTTAATTAATAATATTAAAACTGACAAAGATTTAGACAGTAATTTTATGCTGGATAGAAATTTAAGAAATTTTTATAAAGTGCCAGATTATGATAAATCAACTATACAATATTTAACAGGAAATTCAGCAACAGTTAAGGATAATATTTTTATAAATAAAAACGAACAATTTATACAATAAAATAAAAACGAACAATTTATACAATAAAATAAAAAATAAAATATATACGCACTATATATGTCTAGCACTCATGATTTTACATTTGACCGCATGTCTAGAATAGGAACCGACTTATGTAGTTTAAATCAAGGCGATATACAAAATGTTAAAAATACGAATTATATGTTAACGAATCATTTTGTTAAAGATTGTAATATGAAAAACCCTATAATGTTTGCAACACAACAACCAAATGTTAATTATTCTGGCTCACACAGTGTAGGTATAGGTGGATGTAATATAGATGAAAATTCATTTTTAACTATAGGAAAAATTCCAACTAATACTCCTTGTAAATTATCTTTATTGCAAAGACCTTATTTAACAGTACCTTATTTAGGAAAAGGTAACGTAGACATAAATCAAGAAACGTTTATTTTACAAGGAGAACAGCAAGTAAATAAAAAATCAATTAATCAACATTCTGAACAATCATACATGAAATATAGTAATATTCCAATGATACCTTCATTACAAAATAGTATTACAGATCCTTCGCATATTGTAGAAGATTCTGCATCTCAAGGATGGGTAAGAGGTGGAGTTGCATCTAGAGAACTTGAAAGAGATAAAAATATTTAAAAGTTTAAAAGATTAAAAACTAACTTAAAAATATATTTAAATCAATACTAATGATTAGTTTTGATTTAAATTTAAACTACAAACAAAGCGATGATGATGATATATATCGTGAACAATTTTTAAAGTTTTTTATGATTAAAGAATACAATGAAGAAAAAATTAAAGATGTGCAAACATTTGTATATAATTCTTTAAAAAATAATATTAAATTTAAAGAAATTCTTGATATAGTTAAAGTTAAATATTCAGATTTTTCAGATGAACATTCATACATGATTTTATATTCTTTTGAAAATTTTGACTTA